ACACAAAGTCCTTGGCACCACATTTCTCCGGAAGAGAATAAGCCACAGATAACTGAGCTTCATCAATCCGAATAGACGCGGTTCTTTGTGCCCGATAACATCGGTCCAGTGCGCAAGCAGCAGCCTACAAGAATGGCCCACGAGGAGCCGAAGATCTTCCCATTTCTGCTATTCTTCTGAAATTCTTCATGAAATTTTGCCTATACAGTCTCTCGTGCTGAACTCCATACTTGTCTTTGATCTTATCCTTCTCTCCAACAGCTCTTTTTAGCCTTTTCTGATCTTCCCTCACTGCCCTCTCATGTTGTTTTGTCCAACTCAAGTCAGACAACTTGTACTTCCTGTATGAGGGGTGATCAGGGACAGGTATTGCTGTTGGCAATAGTGTAGGAGCATTACAAACAAGATCCATCGGTGGGGATTGCAGTGCAACCAGGCTATCTAAAGGACTCTGCCAATCTCCACATCTCACCCTAGGGCGAGTAGTTTCAAAAGAGCAATGTCCCTTCCAATATCTAAACTCCTGATCGTACAGCCTATCATATGCTTGTCTGTAATGAACACGGCAGAGGTACCATTTTGTTTGATTCTTTTTCAGCTCTTCCCTGTAATCATTCCAGGTCCCAAAATCCTCTCGTTTAAGAGGAGGTGGAACCTGCCTTTTTCCAGACAGGTAAGCTGAACGAGCAAACTTTTCTCTGATAGTACGTGCGAGACTGTTTTTGGCTTCACTGATTCCAGAAGCATAACAAGAAACCATTCTAATTGTCTTACCATATCCATGCTTGCGCACCAGACAGTTGAATCTGGGATATGCCCTAGGAGAAAGCTTGAATGACATAGGGAGCTCTTCAAAGTGCGCCCTATGATAAACAACCTTTCTCCATCTACAACCATTCTCCCTAACAGGGACAATCCTCGAGGGTTTGTTTGATGGGAGTTGCTTGAAGATTTTCCTGACCGAATACACCTTCTCATTTAAAGGATGTATCGCTCTAGGATTTCGGGTCTTGGCTACCATAGTCTTTTTGACACGAATATTAGTCTGATCGGCCCTTGCTGACGATCTCTTATGATTTCGACAGCACGTTTCTAGAGGACTCTGAGAGGCTCCCTCACGAAACAAGGCCCTGAACCGATGATATAGCAACCTCTCCGAATCAATGACATCCCTAGTCTGTTCAGGGGTTCTCCTAAGGCACCTCGGTACCATACCAGAAAATGTTCCCTTAATAGGACCAGTCCATGCCATACTACGTCTGAGGTCGCTGATCAATTCAGTCGATCATCCCGATTATTCGTGCCAAGACTATGTGT